TTGCATAAACGCCACTCACGTTCCTGCAATAATTCATTTAATTCCAAAAGTCATCCTTATCAAGTTTGAAATGTGGCTTCTCGCCACTATCACAATATGGGCAACCAACCCAGCTCGCAGGGTACTCCTCGCCACAGCGATCGCACTCCTCCAAATCCATTACACAACACGAAGAGTACGAGACTCCTTCTCCCTAGATGCCATAGCAGCAATTAACTCGTCCAACTCAGCATCCGACAACTCAGACGTCTTGCGGTCACTACGCATCTCAATTGTAGGCGGAGCCATACGATTAGTAGCCTGCAAATAAAGCTGAGCCGACTTAGTATCACCCTCAATAGCTTTAGCATACAGAACGTCCAGAACACCCTGTGTGCGCTCAGGAGAGCCCTGGATGTCATCAACACGGGTTTGCCACTGCTCACGAAACGAAGGTTTCTTCTCCCAACGTCGCAACGTCTTAACATCAACATCCAATTCAACAGCCATACGCATCTTAGAATTAGGGACACGCTCCATCGGAGGCGTACATAACCAGTCAAGATATCTCTGCTGTATAGGCGTAAGAATTAGTTCTTCTCTCATACCTAATACGTCATAATCGTAACCTAAAAGTGAGAATGGTTCTCAGGTTACGATGGGGGGGACTATAGGGGGGGAAACAAGAAAACCACCTAAGGGTGGTTGTACCCGTTAGCAAATACATCGGGGCGAGCATAAGCGTAGCCCCGTACTGGAAGAGGAACCATGGATCATATATTGCAGATACAACAGATCCCTGAGTGGACTGAACTGCGAATTAAATGGAAAGATGCTTACAGCCCATCTTCAGGTTGGCATGACACCAACGACTATGAACCCAAAGAATCCACAGCCACAACCCTAGGACGATACTGGAAAGATTGCCAGCCTGGATACATAACACTGGTTGGTACTTTGTTTGAAGCTGAACTACCCACCCCTGAATGTGTAGGAGATATTAACCACGTCCCTTTGGGATGGATCACATCTATAGAAATACTAGGAGAACAACATGGCATCTAAGAAGGCACCCGCCAAAAAGAAAGCTGCACCCAAAACCGCAGCCTGGACACGATCCGAAGGCAAAAACCCAGCAGGCGGATTAAACGCCAAAGGACGAGCATCCTACAAAGCCCAAACAGGAGGCACACTAAAGCCACCCGTCTCAGCCAAACAAGCAGCCAAATCCCCCAAATCAGCCGCACGAAGAGACTCCTTCTGCGCACGCATGGGCGGAATGCCAGGACCAATGAAAGACTCCAAAGGACGACCAACACGCAAAGCTCTAGCGCTACGTAAATGGGACTGCTAAGCCCCTATCTAAACCCCACAAAAACCATATTATATATAGCAAATACAACCAGGGTCCCTATGAAAACAAAGGGGGCCCCTATTTTGCATCCCCAAAACCCCACACCTATAAAAAACTATAGCCCTCGCCCTGCGTAAGAGGAGTCCCATTGAATGAATGGCGGCAGGGGGCCCGTACCCTGGGGGGTCTGCTCGTCTGTATCTGTGAGCCTTCTAGCACATACATAACAATGCGGATAATGGGCGCAGGAACATACTATGTAGGGCACAACGCCCAACACCTATCTAGTCTAGGAACTTGGTGGGGCTATCAGATACATACATACAAAATCTTTACACCTGTAAAGAACTCTCAAAGGAGAATCCAATTACTACTACAACAGACAAGCGTTCTACACGCAAGACCACCAACTTTGTTTCACTTGTAAAGGGGGTGAATGTAGCGGAGTTGTCACGGGTAACAGCGTGGCACGCTATCTATCTTGATAGTAAAGACTTCAAGAATGTTGCCGAGTATGCAAGGCTCGCTGTGCGTGAGGCACGAGGCAAGAATATTGACATCTGGAAGGAGTCCACGATTGCTCAGCAAATCTCTACGATTGCTTGGGCGGTTGAAAACTTGCTTGGTTCGCCTAAGGATTGGAAGTCTATGGGTCATATCAAGGCGTCTAAGGCTAAGCCAGTTACTACTGTCAAGGACACAACGAACTACAAGGTTCGCACTATTTCAGGTGCTGACCTTGTGAAAGAGTTGGTTGCTAATGGTGTTGAGCGTAAGACTGCTCTTATCATTGCGAAGAATATGCGGTTCGCATAATCTTTACACCTGTAAAGAAAGGAGATAGATATGTCAAAAGAGTATTGCGAGATGATGATTCAGATTACTGATGAGCGTCTGCTTGATGTTGAGTTTGGTTCTTGGTTGCACCTTGAACTGACTGACGCTAAGGCTAAGTATATAGCACAACTGGCTAACTTTTAGTTGGGTTAGTGTCCACGGGTTTCGGCTCGTGGGCATGACTCTCCACTAATGGGGACAAAACAGAAAGGGTAACATCATGTTGCCAGTAGAAACACAAGAGAACATCATTGCTGAATGGGAGACACTTATTAATCTCCTTGAACCAGTGATTGACTCACCAGAAGAAAACACAGAATCATTTGATGATGAGGCTGACTACGCACAGTAGTTCTAATCATGAAACATTTCATCCAACACTTTATGTTCTGCCTTGCAGTACATGTCATATTTCACCTAACAGAAAGTACCCTACCAATATGAACAGGCGTTTACGCTTCACTCTATTCTTTACACCTGTAAAGATGCGACTACGAAACCACACTATGTGGTTCCTTGAACAATGTCTACACAAACTAGACATCGATCGTTATTCAGATGAGCAACCTATTCGTTTGAGAGATTTCCTTTCAGACTACGACATGTTTTCTTTTGAGGAGGACGACAATGACTACTAACGATGTACACGCCCTTAGCCTGGACGACCCTAACGGGACTTTTTACACCACTAAATACGGCGATGTTGTGTCTGTTGATTATGACAGAATTATTGCTGCAAAAAATGGTGACTACAAAACACAAGTAGAACTAGATAAGCATGGTTCTGTTATTAGTTACATATTTATGTGTGATGGTGTTGTGTTGTTGGACTTGGATGCTGATGAGTATCTAAAGTTTTCTAACATTGACCAACTAATCTCTGGTGAACGCTTGCGTTTAACTGTGAAAAAAATAAGAAAAGCAAAGGAAACAAAAAATGACCAACAATAACTACGAGCATTACTTTATGGTGCGAGCCACAATCACTGATGGTGTTGTGTCTTTCGCACTAGATAGTTCAGTGAATGTCCCGTACAACAAACCTTTATGGAATGATGATACGGGTTCATGGCATAAGATTATTGACACCCCATTAGAGGTACAGCAAGATGACGAGCAGGCTTATGCTTTATTGTTTGACCGCTTACTTAGCAAATACAACAACACATATCTAGGAGATAAATAAATGAAACAACAATCATCATCACGCAAGCAGTACGACAACGACTTGGCTCGTTGCGTTGAGAGAGCACGCAAGGGAGGCGTGAAGCCTAAGTATTGGCAAGCAGTGAATACTGTTACTGAGCGTTTGACTTATGTTGATGAAGATGACTTGCTTGAGTTTGAGCGTGCTAACAATATTGGATTGATGTGGCGTATCTCTCCTATCTTTGACCGCACACTATGTGACATCAATGGGAATGTCTACCACAAACCCCAGTAATCATTGACGATTTGACTACTGTAAATATTCTATCCACCAACAATCTGTATTTCTTTACACCTGTAAAGAAACCAGATGTACAAATAAAAATACAACACCCAAGGAGGGTACACAATGACAACAGAAGAACCACTAGGACAACCAACAGCAACAGCAGAGTGCTGTATCTGTCACGACCAACACTTAATAGAGGCACTAACAATTCGTTTGGACGAGGACACCTCGTACTGGCGACGCCAAGACATACATGAAGCATTAACAACGGGTAACGCACAATACTTTTGTGCAGACTGTGACGATGAGCATACATACTGTACAGACTGTCGGTTGTATGTAGAGCGTGACAACATGATGGACATAGGCTGGGACGAGATGCGATGCGAGTCGTGTTACGAACAGTACAGCAGTTGCGAATACTGTGACAATGTTTATCATATTGACAACGGACCTGGTTGTTCATGCGAAGATGAGATGCAAGAAAGTTCACGATTGATTCACGACTATTCATTCCGTCCTGACCCTATCTTTCATGGTATGCGTCCTGATGTTCTAACCAAGGACATCAAGATGTTTACTACCATGCGAGAGCCACGACGCATCAGTGTGACTGGCTTTGAGTTGGAAATGGAAGCAGATGGTTGTGACCTTAGTGAGGGTGCTGAACTTGCCACAGAAATATTTGGTGACTCTTGTTATCTAAAGCATGACGGTTCTCTTAGTAATGGGTTTGAGGTTGTATCTCACCCCATGACTAAGGAGTACATACAAAATGTTTTGCCTCTTGCACGATTGCGTGAGTTGTCTGACATTGGTATGCGTTCTGCTACTACAAGAACCTGTGGGCTTCATGTTCACATCAACAAGGGATTCTTTGAGGGTAGAGAGTCATCTCTGTATCGTTTCATGTCTATGTTCTACCGCAACACCGACCAGTGGAAAACACTTGCTGGTCGTAGCCGTTCAACATACGCACAATGGGACGACCACGAAGCGACACAGATGTTGCGTTACGCCAAGGGCTTACGCTCAGGTTATCCACGACAGTCAAACAACGACAGGTATGTTGCGCTCAACTTACAGCCACGCAACACATTGGAGTTGCGTTTCTTCAAGGGTACGCTCAATCCCAAAACCATCCAAGCACGACTAGAGGGTGTACACGCTGTTGCGGAGTACAGCGTCACACAAATGTACAACATCAACATCAAGGCTAGTCACGACTGGGATCGTTTCCGCCAATTCACAAAACAAAACGGCTATGAAGCATTTGATGCTTACGCCACAACGAAAGGCATATAAGAAATATGTGTTTATTAACATTCATGCAAGAGTACACAACAGCGGATGTAGATTCATTGGCTATTGGTTCACAGAACAACCCTGACGGGTTTGGTTACGCTGTTCATGCTGGTACACACATTGTGAAAGGTAGCGGGCTCAACTTTGATGCCGTGTTGGATAACTTCCTCAAGACACGAGCAATTCATTCTGGTCCTGCGTTGTTTCACTCCCGTATCACAACACATGGCGGTACTAATATCAACAACTGTCACCCATTCCAAGTTGGCAAGGACACTAACACGGTTGTAGCACACAATGGCATGTTGCCTATTGCGGCTCGCAACGGTATGAGTGACACCCACATCTTTGCTAAGGAACTATTCCCTAGTTGGGGTGGTGCATCAACACTTAACAGCAAGAAAACACGCAAGAAATTATCTAAGTTCGCTGATGGTTCTAAACTTGTTTTCTTATCTGCCAATCCTGATGTTCAAGATGACTACTACATCATCAACGAGAACGACGGGCATTGGGCTGAGGGTGTATGGTGGTCAAACAATAGTTACAAGTACGACCGTTACACATACTCAGGACACGGCATGTACACTACTGGCTGGACATCTACTGGCAAGACACCACCTGATTCACGATACAGTATTGACACAACCAAGTATGACGACAACATGTGGGATAACCAGTCTTTGCTTGTTGAGGATTGTACATACATTGACAATGACGGCAACGAAGTGTGGGGTGAACTGTGGCGCTGTGCCAACTGTGACCACATTGAGTACATCAACGAACAGAATGTAAACCATGCTGACCTGTGTTCACAGTGTGACTCGTGTTGGTTCTGTTCAGAGCCACGCATGTTGTGTAGATGTATGGGTGCACAGTCCGACATTGTTGACGACTATCGTGACTCCCAACTGTATGTACCATCACTACAACGAGGTGGCTACGACTCTGACAAAGACTACTACTTTTAGGAGAAACAAATGAGCAACTACTACACAGTAACAATAGCAGGAACATACTTTACAAAAGCGTCATCAGAAAGCGATGCTCTTGATAAAGTTTATGAAGCAATGCTGGGCAATGACGATGAATCAATCCTTGGTTGGGGGGAGGTTCATCTAGGCAACGCAATAGTGCGCAAAGGTACACACCCAACTATTGAATATATCTAGGAGATACATGATAAATAAAACAGTACACACAACAACTGAGGGTCGTGTCATAATTGGTGACGACCTTCACAAGTTTGCCAGAAAGTGGGCAAGGCGTTGGTTGCGCAAACATGAGTACATTGACTACGCAGACGAATGGGATACATACGGTTGCTTTGACATCAACCTGTATGTTGAAGATGAAACAATGAGCATCACCGCCTATACATTAGTACAAGACGAAAACCATAATGTAACAGCAGACACAAGCGACTACATAAACTTACTACAACTAAACCTTAAAGGAAAAAACAAATGAAATCATACCAAATTAGCATGACAATAGAATTTACTATTGACGCATCGGACAGCGAGATTACAGAATGGGAGATAGAACGACACGCATACGGAATTGTTCGTGATGGAATGCGTGTACAATCAGAAAAATTTAGCACAGAAAACGAAGAACTTTACTCTACTGGTCGTGTTCGCACCATACAAACAACAATATCAGAAGGACTAGGTAACATTAACTATGTAAACACCGATCCGTTAACAATGAACAACGCAATGTCTATGTGGAACAACATGGCTAGAGATGTCAATGTGTTTGACTCAGACTGGGAAATCGTTAAGACACACAAAGAGTTAATGCACAAATCAGAATACAGAGACTCTGTGTGGTCTTTGCCAGAACTTGACCCTGAAACATTCAGAATGATGTGGCGTGAACTTAGTGACGACTACAAAGAACGCTCAACAACACTGCTGTGGACAAGCCTAAGGTCTAGTGTGTGTAGTTACTTGTCTAGTCGTATGGAGGACAATCTGTATGCGTTACCTGAACCCGTTACGCCAGAACCCTTTTAGAAACTTTACACCTGTAAAGATATCCACAACACAACACAATAGGTAACGACATGGAACTAACCATAAACACACAATTAACCATTGACGAACTGCGAGCGACTATCAAGTCCCTGAGTATCGGCTGTGACCAAGTAGCCAAGAAAGTTGGCAGAGTATCATCCACCAAATGGCAAGACGGCGTATCAGAGGAGTACGCTCTACTAATGACATCAAAGCATAAACTGGAACTTGCCTTAATTCAGTTTATGAAGGAGACCAATCATGAACAAAACAATTTTTATACTTAAAATAGTTTTAATATCAATCATATCGTTAGCCGTATGGTTAATGCACAACCCACCTGCAAAAGCAGCACCAGTAACAACAGTAAAGAAAGAATTTGTATATGTTTTTATCACATCTACCACACAAGCACCACAAGTCCACAAACAAGAAGTACAAGCACGAAACAGTAGTAAGTGGGATATATCGTGGTTGGCTACACTCAAACGACCTAACAACAAATACTGGGACAAGGTCGCTCAGTGCGAAACTGCGAGCAACTGGAAAGACCGTGGCAAATTCGCTGGTGGGCTCGGTATTTATCTACAGACATGGCGTGGGTTCGGCGGACAAGAGTTCGCACCCAAGCAATGGCTCGCAACACGGCTAGAGCAAATAACCATTGCGAACAGGATTGCGTTGCATGGATGGTTGGCTCCTAACGGTTACTTCCAACAGCCAGTTGGATTTAACGGCTGGGGCTGCATCAAAAACAACGACTACCTCAAACCACCCGTCCCAGCGCCTTGGACAGCGTGGGACAAGGTGGTCGCCAAGTCCCGTCAGAGACGCTGAGAAGCCTCCTAAGCCACGAAAGGTGGTAACCAGCCATGAACTACTGGCAGTGCCCTAAATGCACCCACTGGATAGGTACAGACCTGGCCTTATTCAAGCCCCCAACTCACTGGCATGAGCGAGGAAAGAAAGCCGTTGAGATGGAGCCCGTTGACAAGAAGCCCAAGCCTAATGCTAGGCTGTGAGCCTGGGGGGAACCAACGGAGGGGGGAAGTACCAGACCCCGTAGGTGAGCCACCTTAGGGGTGGCGCACCACAAGACAAGATAACAAATACATGACAGGAGAACATGACCTTATCACCCGAGGGTTGCGATGTTATATCGCACGACCCCTTATGCTTATGTGACGTAAAAATCACAGCCCCAGTATCCCCAAATTATCTAGCGATACCACACGAAATGTTAAACGGTGAAGCACTCGCATACTTTGGCAAATGGGACGGCACAATACCACACTGGTGTGAACTAGTAAATACAGCAACACCACAAATTAGATTGTTCAGAAAACATATTGAAGCAGAAGAAGTATTTCAATACTCAATGATCGAACCTATGATAGAAAAAACCATGGCACCATCACGCTTCCTACCAGCGGATGTATATGCTTATCTAGTCAGAGGAATCAGGAGAGGGATGCAGCCAACACCACTGCGTCAAGAAATCATTGACGAGTTTGGTTATACGATAAACAAATCGTATGTCACTCATCTAAGAAAACGATTACAACAAAAAGGAGAACTTTAATGAGAATTGAAGATATGGGAGACCACACAAGAGTGTGGGTACGACAATCATGGCTTAACGATGTGATGATATGCCCCGAGCGTTCACGGCTTGCTGTGACGCTACCCGAATGGCGACAAGGTTCAGATGCTACACACATTGGAACAGCCGTTCACCGTGGCATTGAACATTATCTTACAGGAGGCACAGTCAAGGAAGGTTACACAGTAGCAGACGACGAACTAAGCCGACTGATGGATGAAGAGCCGTACAAGATTAACTCAACCAATGGTCCTGCACACATGCGTGAGTATGTACAAAAACTAATGGGAACATTTGAGCGTGACATCATGCCTCAAGTTGTAGAAGGTGGACAGGTTGAAGCCAAGTTTGGTGTTAAGCTTTACACCAAAGACAACACAGACCTTTCCCTAGATTTTGAAAACCAACCCAAACCTGTGGAGGTGTGGCTTGGTGGCACCATGGACTATGTTGACCCGAACGGGTTAGTGTGGGACTGGAAAACAGCAGGACGTAAATACTCTCAAGGAGAGAAACAACGACAGTCCATTCAAGCAACAGCATACTCGTATGCCAGCGTGGAGATGGGATGGGCACAAGGGTACCCAGTAAGATTTAACTATGGCGTCATGACACGAACCACCAACAGCGTAGGTCAGATTGTTCCAATCATCAGAACATCCAGCCACGTTGACTGGTTTAAACATCAGGTAGACTCTATAGTAACCCCATTTGTTAAACTCGGACTTGAAACTCCGTGGATGACAAACGACCAGCATGGACTCTGCTCTGAGAAGTGGTGCACATACTGGTCGATATGCAAAGGAGCCCGCATCAGTGACTTCACAAACAACAACACACAGGAGACTATCCAATAATGGACAACTCAAAAGCAATCATCACACAAGTAGCCGCAAAAATTGCGTCAGAACTTACAATCAATAAAGCAGACCTTGGTT